CGCCCTTCGAAATGTAGCCCGTCACGGTCAGAGTTCGCTCCACGTCGTCAAATTCCATCTCGACGCGCTTGCCCACGGCCTTGGGTTGGTGCATCTCGCGCAAATTCCCAACCCACGACTTCACCGCTTCCTTGGTGCCATCGTAGCTCAAGACTTCGCCCTGACTGTCCATCACCTCTGCCGTCGCTACGCCGCGCACCATGCGCTTCTCGGCGTCAACTTTCGTAATCGGAACCAGCAGGCGGATTGCGCCCGGAAGGTCACTCTTATTCATTTCCTCATCCAATGCTTCGCGGATCTCCGGGGCGGTTAGCCCGAGAATGGAAAAGTCTTTGGGGTATTTCTCCGCCATCGCTATCAACTCAGCCCGGGTGATTCCCATGGCCACGTTCCCGTCCAAATCTTGGAAGAACTTCTTGCTGCCGTTTACCACCGACCATGCACTCGCAAACGCCAACTGCTCGGCCTCTTTCTCCGACTTCCCATCTGCCACGGCCCGCTCGTACACGCTGTTGAATACGTGCATGAACTGCCGCTTGAGTTTCCTCGGCAGCCGCTGCACCGCTTCGGGAAGGTCCTTGACGGAGTTATATGGCATCGCGCCTCACGTCATCGATGAACTCCGCAAACAAGACCTTGACGTTCACGGCGTCCTTCTCATCAGCCAATTTTGAACCCAACACAACAGCCATCCATTCCGGCACAAACTCACACTTAAACTCCCGCACCGGCAGTCCGCGCTTCAAATCCGCCAACACGCATTGTCTCCATTTCTTGATTTCACCGACAACCAGTTCCCGTTGCGCTTCATCCCCGCCCCCTACGCTTTTCTTGCTTTGCGCTTGTTGCGCTGGATCTTTTCCTTCGTCGGCGGCTTGTCCAGGTGCCGGTGCAGGCTTCGCCGGTTGTCCTGATGCGGCAGGCTGAGTCGGCGGCGGCGGGTCGTCGATGGAGACGGCGACGCCGCGGCTGTCGATGTAGTCGAATTTGCCATTCTTTAACCCCTCCAACACGCGATCGGTTAAAAACAGCAATCCGTTGGGTTGCTGAATGTATCGAGGGATGCCGATGGGCTGCCTACCTTCGGCCAAGAGCATTTCGTCAATCGAAATCGCGCCCAGCGGCAGCATGGTGGTGGCCCGGCGCAGGTTGAATTCCTGCTCATCGCGCTTGTCCGATAGCCACGAGAACTGCAGGCGGGGTTCGTTGAACATGGGGCGAATCACCCGCTCCGTCATAATCTCGGCAAAGAATCGCGTCTTGGGTTGCAGGCCCAGGTAGGTCTGCTGCTCTTCCATCGCGCCCGCCTGTTGCTTCGTCCGTTGCCGCAGGAGCAAATGGGGAGCCACGCCAAACACCGCGCCGATAATCCGCGCCAGCCACTCGTCCACGGCCACGGAAAAGTCGGGCTGCTTCATGGCCTTCGGTTCCATGCCGGCAGGCACCAGCTTCATCTTGCGGCGGCGCGACAGGTTCCCCGACAGGTAATCGTCCAAAAGCAATTGCGCCTGCTTGATCTGCTCCACCGTCCAGTTGTTGGGCGCCACAATCAAATAGTCAGGCACCGAGCCTTCGGTGTAATAGTTCAACCCAAACAATTGCCGCTTCAGGGCAATGTGCGCGCTGGTAATCACCATTTCCACAGGCGAAAATCCATAGGGACGGTCGGGCTGCACGTTGTAGGGCGTGTAGAGCAACTGGTCGCGCGTAAAGTTGGAGACCACGCTTCCGTCAATGATCTGCGAGTACGCCGGGTTGGGCGCAAGCGGCACAAAGCCATTGGGGTCAAGTAGCGGCTTGATGGTCGCGCCATCCAGATTGGGCAGCGCCACCAGGCGGCCGGAGCGGTCCTTCACTACCAGCAGCGTCGCCGCGTCCAGCACCAGAAAGTCTTCCAGCCACGCCCCAAACCAATCGTGAAATCCAATGTCGTTCATCGGGTCGGGGCGACGAAAGAAGGCGCGGATTTTCTTGCGCTTCGTTTCTAGTTCGTCGCTCGAGTCGTTGCCCGGAACCACCGTGATGTCCCATTCCAGGCCGCGTAGTTGGTCCTTCGACATCTGGATGGCGATGCGCACCAAGTCGCAACTGCGCGCCATCGATCGTAGCGTGTCGCTGGAAACCGGCTCGGTCGAACGCACCGTGATGCCCGTGTTGTAGCCCACGGGAACGTCCATCGACTGTGCCGGCCACGGCACCATGGGGCGCGGATATTCCCCCACCGACTGTGATCGCACGATGGATGCTTCGGCGGGTTCTTCGGACCGGAACGCGCGATAGGCTCTCAATAGCCTCTCAGGAAATCCCATTCAAATTTTGGAGAGCGTGATGTGACCCCGAAAGACGTGCAGCGCTCGAGCGCCGAAGAAAGGAAGGAGATGTGCTTAATCCAAAATCCCAAATCGCCAATCCCAAATGGCGTAATTCCCCTTGGTCTTATTATACGACAACTTGCATCATCGCGTGCAACCCGCCGCCGTCAGGTCGTTGGGCAGTTGAATCTTCTTCGCCAGCGGGTGGGCGCGTAAAGCGTGCTTGAGTATGGGCAAGAGGACCAAAGACCTATACGCCATCGTCGCCGATTGCGCGTTCGCGCCGCCGCCAATCTGCCCAGAGAACCATGCAACGTCGCTGTCGTTCTCAGCAAAGACCGCAGCGATGGCTATGTCCCGCGCGTACACCTGCTGCGCATTGGACGACCTCTGGAATTTCCTCCATACCCATTGCTTTCGCGCGTTGTTCATGCCCCCCCCTGAAATCTCAAATCTCGAATTTGAAAATCCCGATGCAAATTCCTTGCGACCTCGCCCATTGTTCAAATGTTTCAACCATATCTGCGCCACCTACTTCAAATCCAACAGTCTTGGCTCCGACTCCGGTAACCGCATCGCTGCATACGTTGGCGTGCCGTGATTCGCCCGGCAATTCATGCACTGCCCCAGTCCCTGGCCGAGTCCCACGTAATTCTCATTGAACGGAATCGTCTTCCCGCAATCCGCGCAGCGCGTCATCCCTTCCGACGGATCGATCTCCACGCTCCGCGACAATCCGCCCACGCCCAGCGCCTCAATCCATGCCGCAGCGTTGCCCGTTACCTGCGTCGCCAGAAACGCAACCAGCGCCACCACCGTCGCCACGTCATCCTTGGCGCCGCGCGTCGCGCCCACCTTGATGTGGCCCATCGCCCCCAGCGTCGCCTCGAGCGTTTTAAGTTCCGACGCCGCTTCCGGGCAGTCCGGCAGCATTAGGTTGGCAGTCATCACCAAACCGCGCAAGGTGGAATAAATCTGCTGCTTGGAGTTTTGCGAAAACGGAATCTCGTTAAAGATAATGCCCAGTTTCGCCAGTGCCTGCCGCAATAGTTCCGCGCAGAACTGGTCGCCGGAGATGTCCGACAGGAAATACCTCCGCAGCGTCATGGCGATAATCGGCAGCACCTCACCTTCCTGCACCGGCTCGCGCTTCGATCCCGACCAAACCGTAATCCGGTCCACTATCACCTTGTCGCCCTCGCGGTGTCCGATGGCAAACGCGAAGTTGTCGCCCTCAAACGCCGCGTCCATCGCCGCAAAATAGAGCCGGCCGCGCTGGGGAGGAATCTCCTTCACCCCGGCCATAATGCAAGCGTCCACCTTGTCGGCGGGTAGCAGCCCCGACACCGAGTCCATGAATTCCGCCCCGAATTCCCGCCAGAACATCACGGGGTCGGTATCGTAAATCTTCATCAGGTACTTCTGGTCGATGATGGGATTCACTTCCCACGACGGCGCCTTCACCACCAACTGATGCCGATTCTTGTGCCGCCCCTTCCAGTCGCGCCACGCAATGCCGTTCTTGGAAAACGGAGAACTGATTTTGATGATCTTGCCATCGGGCTGCGTCGCCATGCGCCCCTTGATAGCGCGCATCACTTCATGCGCCGGGTTGGCGGAAGTCTTGGTGTCGCGCCAGATCGCCACTTCGTCGCCAATCCCGCCAATGCAGGTGTAGCCGCGGATGCTGGTGAAGTTGCACGGCAGCACCTGAATCAGCAGATTATTCGCCAGTTCCACCGTGTTTCTGCGCACCGACTTGCGCCGGCTGTCTTCGGTGTCGGCCAGGT